CACCCTGCACCACACCACGGATAGGAAGTTTAGAGAGATATCGATATGACGCTTTGAGTTTCTCTGCAAGTTGTCCGGGTGGATAGATCTTATCCACATCCTGTTCGGAGTAACAAATCTTTGGATTCACTTTGTTGAACACAGACTTTGTGCCGACAAAAAAGTCACCCTTCTGTGGATCAATACCACAGATGACTGCAGGAGCACCATCCCACTTCACAGTCACGCGAGTGTCATCTGCACCTTGATCCAACATATTACCAAGGGATCGAAGAAATGCAATCGCCTCTCGTCCACCCTGCGACCCATCATTCATGATGTTGTCTTCTAGGTGTTCCAGGTGTGTGTTTTTCATACCTTTAGTCTACCATGGATGGTCTGGTCTGTCATGACATTTTAACACCAGATGTTGATATGAAAAGTGATTTACCAGCCCAACCACCAGCAGCTCTTGTTCTACAGGTGATAGGAATTGATACGTTTTTTAATTCACCATTTGTAAAGTTCAAAGTCATGGTAAATGATTGTGATTGACCATCATATGATGATTTAATTCCTGTTAATCTAGATGGTTTTTTGTTTATTAATAATTCTTTTAAACTTTCATTTTCACTCACATCTTTAATTGTACTTTCACCAGCTTCTCGACCAATTAAAAGTTTATATGGACATGGGGTAAATGATTGATTAGGGTCATCGTATGTGTAGAAATATATGGTATTTAAAAAATATGCCATATTTAATGGATTAAGTAAGTAGTTTGAAAAATTACTGATTAAATTATTTCTAAATTTATGATAATAATCTTTTCCAAAAAACTCTAAACCATTATCTTTAAATGCTTTTGATAACTCTGCAAAGGCAGCTCTGGATGATGTCTCACTAAATGTTTCTTGAGATATATCAAAGTTTTCTATTGCCTCTCTGGCAGAGTCACCTCTTACAGTTGCAGCTGCCTGATTCCATGATTCGTCAATTATCTTTCCAATATTAGCCTGTTGTGTTCCATCACCTAGTTTTCCATAGAAGGCATAAATGTTAGTGTTAAACTTTGGAGTATCATCTGTTTTACCAGCAGTTATCTTATTTGAATATCCTCTAAAAAAATTATCTGTGAATTCAATAATTACATCTGAGGGAGTCTTAGGAGAAATGTCTTTTGGTTTTCCCCTTGGAACCCAGTATAAATTTTTAATTCCCTTTCCTATTATATCGTTTCTTACAGCTTTTGCATTGTTTAAACCAATTTTAATATCTCTTGCTGCTGTTTCATCTGCATCAATTAACTTACATAAGTCTTCAAAAGTAACTGGTCTACCTTCACCAGTTAATACTCCAGTTGATGCGTTACCTTGTTTACAAGAATGATTTTCTAATTGTTCTGGTGTCATCGCAGGGTTGACTAAAAAATAAACAGTTAGGAATTCATTTACATTTGAGGATGCGGTACTATCTTTTCGAGAAGTCATTCCAAGATGACCTTTAACCTGTCTCTTTGTTACCTCAATACCGTATGGTAAATCCTCTGTTCTATCTGTTGCTAATTGAAACTTATACTTACCTGTTGATTTAATAATTGTTTTACCTTGTATTCCATCAGTCGCTTTGAATAGTAATCCTCTTTGGTTTACATTATCTATTCCCTCTCTCTTTAATGCAGATACGGTTTGCGTAACAGTAGCTGCATCCAAAATATAGTATGGATTAGCAACGCCTCTCTGTTGATAATATGGTGATACTGTTGGCATAATCCTTTTGGATTATTTATTCATTTAGAAGGGGTGAGATATTCTTTTTCTGTTTGATAAGGATGTTTCTCACCTGACCATATCTTATATCCTTCTATTACTTCTGGTACTAACCACTGGTCCACACGATAACAATGTTGCCAATTAACTGGTTGTATACAATTGATTACAACAACTTGAAAGAATGCTACCGTATGAATCCAGAGACTAAGCATCTTCTTCTTTCTTTTTGTTGAAACCAAACGGAGGAAGTTTTTCGTCAATTGCAACTTTAAGAGCAACTCCCCCAATTGCTTCCATTACTTTGAGAACGTCCTCTGGTTTTGAATTTTCACCAAGTTCTTTAGCAACATACCAATACTTGGGCCAAAATTCTTCACCAGCCTTTTGGTAATCTTCAAGTGTTAGTGTCTTCATAATCACAAATCATCCTCAGCACGATGTTCGGAATAGTAAATGTCAAATTTACCACCAGGATAACGTTTTTCAAGTTTCTGGACGTTACGTGCAATGACATCTTCAAAATCAACTTCAAGTGCCATGCAAGCTTGTGCAACATACCACATGAGATCACCCAGTTCAATGATCATATGTTCCTTGTTATGTGCATCAAATGGTTTGCCCTGAAAGATCATCTTCTTGACAATCTCAAGAAACTCCCCACCCTCAGCGTTAATGCCAACACCTGCGGTTAGAAGACGTTCAATATTTGCACCCTTACGATCTAGTTCAACAAGTCTGTCAGAGAGTGCAAGGAAGTCAGTTGATTCATCAGAAGTGACTGCATCAACAAACTTTTGATATCTTTTAAAATCAATACTATTAGTCATCAGAACTTAAAACCTTCAAATTTTCTGGTAGTTTTCTTTTCTTCGTAATTATACTCTTCATCCTGTCCACTGTCAAGCAAATCTTCCTGTGCCGACTGTTCGCAGTCATAGAGTCGCATCTTAGCTCGATCAACACCAACCACAAACCTCTTGTTCATATTGATATCATTGTACCTGTTCTTCAATTGTTTCACCATAATTTGTCCTAGATTTTCTAATTCCTCAGTAGATATAAGAGCAAACATAAGATCAGCAGTTGCGGGAAGACCGAAGGATTCAGAGGTATCGGTAAGATCAACATCAGAACTACCAAACCCAGAGCGAGTGGTTTGAGTCGCAGAAACAATCGGCACGTTCGCTTCAACAGCAAGACCACGGAGTTCTTCTGCAATCGCTTTAATATACGAGTAAGAGTTGACATTACTATTTCCCCGATACCGTGAAGATGCACAAATATTAAGATAATCAATAAAGATAATATCAGGTTTAAATGATTTCTTAAGTGCAAGTTCACTCAGAAGAGCTCTGAAATGTCCAGAGTGAGCTGAGGCAGTGGGATACTCTTTGATGATCAATGTACCCTGAGTTTTAGATGAAAGGTTTGATACCTTCGATTCAAAAATCTGTTTAGGGAGATCAATGATCTCTTGAATATTGACATTCAATAAGTTTGCGTCAATTCGTTCAGCAATTTTCTCTTCTGCCATCTCCATTGTAATATAGAGAACGTTCCGTCCTTGGAGCAACACGGAGCTAGCGAAGTGGCACATGAATAAAGACTTGCCGACACCTGTACCAGCGAGCGCGACATTAAGAGTCTTGCGAGGTATACCACCTTTCGTAATTTTGTTGAGGTATTCAAGGTCGAATTCAATCTTGTCTTCCTTACGATGGTAGAGTTCATAGCGTTGTTCGTAGTCTTCTAAGTAGTCGTGTCCAACATGACGGTTAAAAGAAACCGCCAAGGCTTTTGAGAGTATGTCTGGGATGGCATCTCTAGTTTTGTTCTTATCCTCATCGTTTGCAATGCCGATAGACTCCATCAGTGCAAGATAGATCGCACGATCACGACACCACTTCTCAGTGGTATCACTCAACCATTCAAAGTCTGCATCTACATTCTCAAGAGAATTGATTATTTTATTGATGTTAACAGATTCGTCTTCAGTAATATCATTACGATTCTCAATCTCAATGGAAAGAATCTCCTGAGTCACCAAGTTATCATAATCTGCAGCATACTTTGCAATCTGTTCAAAGATGATGCGTTCTTCCCTGGCATTGAAATATTCAGGTTCAATGAATGGAAGAACTTTTCGCATGTATTCTTCCCGAAAAACAAGGTTTCTCAGGACAATGTTTTCAATTCTTTCCATTTAAAATTTACTCGCCGTATGAAAATTCTTTCTTTGCGATGTTGTCAAGTTGTTCCATAACCTCTGGAGTGAAGTATTGTTCTGGGTCTTTGTAGATGGCTTTGGCGTAAACTTTCTTGCCGTCTATCTCATAACGACCTGCAACATTTTTCCAGAGACCTCCGAGTTCACCGAGTTCAAGAAGACCATAATATCGATCAAGACCACGCTCATCGTAATACAAACGTATGGTAACATCTTTGTTCT